ATTTTATTCATAGTGTTACTCCTTGTTATATTATATTGGCGGAGGATGAAGGAATCGAACCATCAACCTTTCGGTGCGCCGGTTTTCAAGACCAGTTGTTGCCCAGCAACCGCATCCTCCTAATTGGTCGGAGTGGCAGGGTTCGAACCTGCGACCTACTGACTCCAAATCAGCCACGCTACCAGGCTGCGCTACACTCCGTATCTATGGTTGGCACAGGTGGTTACGATCCACCGACCCCTGTCTTATCAGGACAGTGCTCTACCACTGAGCTATGCGCCAATGATGTTTCTATTGCGAGTCTCCGTCACCAGACGGACTGTTAGCTATACCGCATAGGAGAGGAATTGAACCTCCTAACAGCTAGTGTGGAATTGAACCCACCAGACTCTCAATAGAAACACAATTGTCTCTTCAAGGATGCACCAGCTATCTAACTTCTGTCACCACCGTCGATTACAGCTGATTATACGGACTGAGAAGGCTACCTCTGCGTTAAATAATCTGCAGACGCTTCGGGCTCTGATGCACCCATGAAGAGACAACTTTCGTTGCCTCATATTTAATTGTCAAACAGCGATCTATTTAGTACGGAGAGACGAATCTCTCCGTACTTTTTGAAAATAATTAGACGAGACCAGCGCCTTCGGCGCCGAGTGCTGCGTAGCCAGCAGCGATCATCTTACGCGTAGGCTTACCGAGGCGATACTTCGAGACACCGTTGCGGTTGTTCAAGTAGATCGCGTAGCCAGCCTTGCGGAGACCCGTGATGGAAGCCGTCGGATTAGCGACGCCATAACGAGCAGTGATCTGCGCGGCAGTGAGTTCCTTGCCCGACTCGAAAGCTTCGATGAGGGCTTCTGTCTTTGTATTATGCATATTCACATACTCCATGTTGTTTAGACTGATACAGCTTTTTTGACTGTAGATAGATTATATCACAGTCTTTTGTAGTTGTAAACCTTTATTATAGAATGTCTACAACTCGGCCGGAATTAAGCTCAACCGCCCGAACTCGAAAGTTAGGATAAGTGCGCTGCAACGACTTCATCTCACTCAAGACGCGCTGAGACTCATTCATTGTGATGTGATAGGTTCGCCAGACGCCAGTGACGTCTTGAACTTGAATGGCTACTTGTTCTTTCTCAACCACGACGCATCCTTGCGATATCTTCGGCGTCTGACTTTGCGAAGACAGGCACCATGTTAGACTTGTGCATAGTAGCGATTCCCAGAAGCTTACGCTCGCCATTGTACACCTTTGGTTCTGCTTTAGAAGTTGATCCATTACCGAAGCCGGCACTAACGTAGTTAGAACGATCGGTACTCAACGATTCCTGATAGTCACGCTTCCAGTTCTTGTCACCGGTCTTCTTGAGACGGATCTGTTCCGGATGCAGACCTTTCTTCCACAACCAAGCGTCGTGGGCGTCAAGCTGTTTAGGCTTGGCACGACGCATCTTGTAGTTGGTCGACGTATAGTACGCCGGCAACAAGTGCATAGTCATTACTTTACTCGCTGCCAGTAGCTGTTGATATAGATGTCGTAACGAGAAGCATGCTCGAGCTTGATAGTCTGAGCACAACGACGATAGAGCTCACCACCCTTAGCGTACAGATGAGCGTGTCGATTGTTCTTACCGAGACGACCACGAATAGTCATACGATAACGTCTGACGTACTTTTGAGCGCCACTGATGAGTGGCTTTTCAAGCTCGTTGACTTCTCGAATCTTTTGGTCAAGATTCATAAGCTTGACTTGACGACGATACTTATCGACAACGAAGTCGTTGAGATTGTAGATAGTGGACTTGTAAGCAGATGTACGCATGTCAGTGACCTTTCATAGTGTTGTAGTGGAACACACCAAAAGCGATAAGCATACCAACGAACAGAACCCAGAAAGGTGCCGTCAGAATCATGATGTCAGCTGTCGACATAGTCAATCTCCAATCTTGATAGTATTCTATCACACGGATAGAATATGTCAACCCCTGATGTTGGGATTATAATTGGAAGCTCGTTGAGCTTGAGTGACGAAGGTAGTCGCTCCGTTGCGAGCAGCCATAGCCTCCCAAGTACCACGTTGACGAAAAGTCTTAAAGCTTTTTCCGCGTTTACATACAGTAACCACACCGTTGAAAGCTTTAATGAGTGCGTCAACTTCTGGGTTGGTCAATTTAGCTGTCGTGTACATTGACATCTTAGAGGTTCCTTTTCCAGATTATGATATATTATACCCCATCTGACAGCAAAAGTATATAGCATAGTGTGGTACAAATGTAACAAAGCCCGTTACAGTAGTGTAACAGGCCCTGAAACATATATTTCTATATTAGTTACAATAGCTTATGCAGCTTGCTCGTCTTCTGACTCGTCCTCTAGAACTTCAACGATGAAGTCGTGTAGGGCGGCTCTCAGCTTAGCTTTAGCTGGAAGATATCGTTCTTCTTCGATCGACATCTGCTTCTTATAATTGTGGTGTTGCTCTTCTTCCCACATATCATCACGAGCATCAATCATCTCTTCTAGAGATGTGATGAACTTATCAATGTTCTCTATCTGCCGCCTGAATTTTCTCATCGATGTCCTCCGACAAATCGTCTACGATCAAATATTCTGAATCTGTTAATTCTTGGTAAGCTTGTAAAATGTTACGAACTTCATAGATTCTATTTGCAACTTTTTTGATCGTCTTCTGAGTTGTCTCATCGTTGTAACCTTCTTCAAGGTCAGTCAACGCAGCATCAAGATTCATATCGGCGGAATAGTCTACTTGAAACTTTCTACCGTCTTTATCGATATGCTGATCACAAGGAGGAAATAAGATGTCTCGGATTTGATCCAACTTCACTTCGGCCACCGACTTATCAGATGACTTCTTCATACCAAAAAACTTGATCATTACTTTTTCTTTCTACCAATGTTGTACTTAGCTTCAAGCGTCCAGTTAGCTTTCTCCTTGTGAGGAAGAATCTTAACTTGACTCATAGGCGCTTTTGGATCGGAGATCTTCTCCGATTCGACTACCTTAATGAGACCCCACTCTTCAAGAAGCTGGATGATCGTGTTTCTACGACCCTTGTCTTCTACAGTGAAGTCTGATGGCTTACCGTCCAGAGCAAACAACTCTTTAAAGTGGACGATATAGTACTTGCCCTGCTTATGCAGAATGTGGCAAGACTGATAGAGTTTCTGGTCTTTGCGAGAGGCAACCCCAATTCTAGTCAGGGTCTCTTTGATCTTGAGAAAGTCTTCTTCTTCTGCGATCCTCACCTCAATTAACGTATCTACTAAATTCATGCTCCACCTTTTTCTTCTTTTTGTCGTATAATATCGATCTGTGCCTCGCTGAGGATCTTTAGAGCCTCTCTCGTACGTTCGTTATTATATTTATAGTGTTGCTGAATTAAGTCAAAGTTAACATCTTCGGATCGCTTCTCCCGCTTGGCGAATCGTTTCTTCTTTCTGATAGAGAAGAAGAGGTAGTCATACTGAGGTTTGTTATCGAGATGATGAAGCATGTTCATCTCGTTAGCGTACAGGACCGTGTCGGAGTGGAGGGATAACGACGAGTTAGTTCTCCAAGCTGAGTACTTATGCTCGTTGTTATCCGGATCCTGATACTCTTTCGTGTAGTTGATGCTGTTCTCGTAACGCCAGTCGTAAGCCATTACTCAAACTCGCACTTCATCATTACCTCAGTCAAGAACGCCGCTACGTTGATAGTAGGATCAGCAGCGAACGCAGCTTGATACTGGTAACGCCCTAGGAGCAACACGAGTTGTGCTACACCTTGTGGTGACATATACTCAGATGCGGTGTCATAGAACTTACGATAGAGTGTAGTCTGATCGATAGGATTAGTATCGACCCACTTACGCATACCGGTAAAGTTCTTGTCGCGAAGCAACTCAACGAGACCCTTGTAAGACTCTTCTTCAAAGTTGACAAGGATGCCGCTGTCGATCTTACCAGTCGCGGCGTAGCGCTGAAGCTCATTGAGAACACGACGCCAATCAGGGAAGTGTTTCATGATTACTTCAGCGACTACAGCTTTATCATACTCGACACCCTCGATGCTGAGGATGTTCTCTACACGCTTCAAGAACTGCATAGCCAACTTGGCTTTATCGTTCTTACCAATGTTGAACTCGATTACGGAACAACGACTATGTAGCGGCTCAATGATTCTGTTCTTGAAGTTACAAGTGAGAATGAAGCCACAGTTCCGCGAGAATTCTTCCATGAAGTTGCGGAGTGCGGGCTGTGTAGAGTTGGGGTTAAGGTAGTCTGCCTCATCGAGGATGACATACTTACGTCCACCGACGAGCGAGATCGATGATGCGAACTGTAAGATGTCGTTTCTGAGTGTGTCAATATTGCCATTCATAGATCCGTTGATGATGGTGTATTCCGCTCCGACTTCTTCCAACATGGCCATAGCCACTGTAGTCTTGCCAACACCAGCACTACCACTGAGAAGAAGATTTGGAATATTACCATCAGCTACAAACTTTTGAAAAGTAGATTTAAGGTCGGCCGGTAGAATAGTATCGTCGATTTTCTTCGGACGATACTTTTCCACCCACAAAAAATTCTCTTGCATCAATCAACTCCATAATAAAAAAGAATACGTCAGAACGTGGAGTTGGTTTCAGCTCCCGTGTAGTATTCGATCTGATCACCGACCCAGTAAGCGAGACCCTTCGCTACCGTGACGTCGTAATCACCGGGCAAGAACTTCAAGCTATCGAGTTTGAAGTTGATCTGGAAAGTCTTGTCAGTATCACCGAGTGAGACGTCGTAAGTATCCTTGCTCTTGCCAGTCGAGTCGATAGTCGAGAGAGTCATAGAACCATCACGACCGATAAACGCAACGTCCTGATGCTTGAGAAGAGCAGCAGCACGAAGAACGTCATTCAACATCTCGCCGGTGATCTTTACCTCAGCCAGAGTGTCAGGCATCTTGATCTTGACGTCAGGCTTAGGCGAGATGATAGCTGCCTTGTCGGCGAAAGTATACTTAACTTTCTTTGAGCTATCGTCCTTGATGACGAGGAACTTATCACCGATCTGAAGTTCGGGATCCTTGAAGAGAGACATAACGCCAAGGAGACGTGGAAGCTCATAGATCGCGAACTCAGAGTCGAAGGTCTGGTTGATGGTGGCAATCGCCAACACCGAAGATGTTGGCGACTGAGTCTTAAGGATGTTACCCTGTGTGAAGAGCAACGATGGGTTGATCGTTGAGAAGTTCTTCAACACCGAGATGGTACGATTGTCAAGCTTAATGTTCTGCATAATATACTCCATGTTATAGTAGTTTCAAATCAACGCTTAGGCTTGCGATTCTCTTTGCCCTTGCCGAGTGCAGACGGGTCAGCGGTGGCTGCGGCACCGATCGAGGCGATGTCAGCGAGTGACCCACCAAAGATGTAGCTGCCAACGTGTTGCAGACGCATCCACGGGCAGAACCAAGTCTTAATATCGATAGCCTGAGCTTTCTGACAGAACCAATAGTCTTCTGACAGGTAACGCTTAGACACCGGATCAATCTCGGCTTGGAAAGCCATCATGATTTCACGCGAACCATCGAAGTGTTCAGTGCGAACGTGGTCAGGCTTGTACATATACTGAGGATAGGAGTCGATGAACTTCTGCATCGCTGTGCGATGGACCATCATGAAACCGGTACCGATCTCGAGAACTTCACAGGGTTCACCGATCGCGATAGACGTTGCACCAGCTTTAGGATTGAAGACGTAGTCACCGACGAAACGTTCGAGGATGTTAGGATCCTGATCAGCGACACCCTTATCGACTGCACGCTTAATCTTTTCCCAAGAGATACACTTCTTAGGATAAGGTCCACCGAGGATGTGATACTTATCAGGCTCTTGACCCTGAAGCGCCATCATAGCGATGATGTCTTGCGGGTTGTAACCGATGTCAGAGTCAATGAACATCAGGTGATCAGCACCCGAACGCATGAACTCGTCGACACAATAGTTACGAGCACGAGTGATCAACGACTCATTGAACAGGAAGTAGAATTGAAGTTGGATGCCATACTGAGTGCAAATAGCTGACAAGTCTGCGCATGATTTAGTAAACATACCAGCACACATGCCACCATACATCGGTGTCGCTACGAACAACTTTTGATTACGCAGTTGCTCGATGTCGATCTTAATTTCCATTACTTAGTCTCCTTATCATGCACATAAAGTGCCAAAATTGTATAGTGAAGAATCTTCAAAAGATCTTGACGATTGCGACCGTCTTTCTTCCCGTATCGAGAAGCGTACTTAATGATGTCGCCGATAGTGAATCCCATGCCGTGACCGGCTGCAGTGATAAGCTCGAAAGCTTGGATGTTATCTGAGCCGACGTAGTGGGAATTATACGTACTATCTATATATCGTTTTAGTTCGTTGACTAACTGATCTTCATTAAACTTATATTGAATATTTCTATCATCCATGCGCTTCAAAACTCTTTCCATATATTCATCGCACTTCATGCCAAAAACTCCGCTAATGAACCCGTTTTTTCGTTCTTAATCTCGTGGGTCTGGCTATGATTATACTGAAAAATCATATCTTTGTCAACCCACTCACGATTATTATTTAACGCTTCAATCACTTCTGTGGCCATGTCAGCAGCTGTCTGAACTGGTACGTTCTGACAGATGTGATTAGCGTTCTTCCTATTAGCATTTAGAAGCTGGAAGTTCTGAGGCATACCCATGATAGTCATCGCTTCTCGATAGTTGATGTAGCGATCTTCGTCTGGATGTGTAAGCATGGTAGGATAGTGACCGACGAAAGCACCGATGTAATCTTTAGGAACGACTGTTCCACGACGCATCAGGTTACCACCAGCCGCGAGCTTATTGACACGGTACTCACACTTGGGTACTTCTTTATCATACCCGTTCTTAGCCATCCACTCGCCGACACGAGTGTAATCATGATCCTGAAGCTCGATGTAAGAGAGTGAGTCGTTACCACGAGCGTTCATTGGCTCGACAATCTTACAGAACTCAGAGTGAGTGATGCCACCGTGAATCTCTTCGAGGATGTACTTATAGTAGGGATCCCACGTCGATGGTGTCTTGTCATTGATAGGTTCACGTTGCGTGTTACCGGAAGCAGACCTAATCGTATCCTCGATCGTCTTACGTTCACGACGATAATAGTTCAAGATCGGAACCTTATCACCTTTCCAGAAGAAGTAGAAAGAACGTTCACGTACTTGAGGAACACCATGA